TAACGTCCTCAGTCTCGTTGTCTAGACTCATCCCAAGCTCGTTTGCTTTTTTAGTCAAATGCTCTTGGTAGCTTTTTGCACTGTAACCTTCAGGAGTACGTGCGGTAAAAGTTGCGCTAAATTCACGCAACTTCTTTTTGCCATCAATCCAAAAATGTTTACCTTCTATAGCAAAAATTTCATTCTTGAATTGTGATACGAACTCTTTTTCAAGTTCGTTAATCTTACTCATAAAATCATTCATAAGTTCGCTATTACTTCCTGTTTTATCGTTACCGACTTGATAAGAAGTTATTGTGACGTTATGTGATTTCAACACATTAGTAATAAGAGTACAGATATACGCTTCGATAGTATCGAATTGTAAATTNCCCATCATCTCATAGTTTACAGTCATTGACTGCATTTGTGTTGGAGTTAAGATTACGTTTGAACCATTAACTTTATAGCCGTTTATGGTAGTAGGCTTATTCGCTGTTACGTTGTTCTGCATATGTTCCTCCGTAGGAATTTGAGAATACGCAACACTATCTAAATCTTTACGTTTATTTAAAACTGATATATTTAAAGGCTTCGCCATATGAGAATATATATTAAATAATACTATAATACAAGAAAATAATAATACGTTTACATATTAATTACGTATTTGTTTCGCTGCTTATATAGTCTATAATGCGCCACCAATAGCGCTAATTATAGACATTTTACGTATGCATACATTACTATTAAAATACTATAATACTTGATTACGTAGCGAATTAGACATACTTTTTTTTCTGACGTTATGACATAAATTTCTACGTAGTGGCAGAGAATAATTTTAACCTAGTAAAACGTAATGAGAAAATTTCAACGTAAAAATCTTAACGTAAAAACGTAGATGGGGGTGTGGGGGGTGTATAAAAGGGAGAGACACATAGTAATATAATTTTTTCAAATTTTTCTATATATATACTACGTATTAATATATTTATATATTTTATATATATAATCTTTATATATATAATCTTTATATATATAATATTAATATATACACAAAAAGAAATAAATCAAGAAAAAACTTTATAACTATCACATTATTTTATAATTTACATCTCAACTTAATGAGGATTAACGTAATGGAAATAAAATCATTTAAAAAAAGATACCTAGATAGGGTAAACCCAAGTTACCTAATGTTTAATAAATCAGAACTGCAAAGTGAATTATACAAAGTTCTTAAGTCCAACGAAGAACTTACTTGGTTTATAAAGAAGATGGCAGACGATACAGAAAGTGTATGAACGTAAAATTAAAGGTAAGCGTGAGTTTGTCTTTAAAAGTAAGAAAGAGTTTAAAAAACATTTTCCGAATGAACTACTTGAGAAAGATTGGCGCACCGCACGTAATGGGTCTTATGTATTAACTGACGACAAGCAAGTAGTTAAAATATTAAGTAGGAAAGAACTTAAAAATAAAAAGAATAGCTACTACGTGCGCACGTTACTTGGTTTGCGTAAAACTAATAGCAAGCAAACATTAGATGGAAAGCCAAAGAAAAATATATATTCATTTTCTTCCGATAAAACAAGTGAAGAGATTGTAAGGGAAAGAAAAATACCTACTAATAAAGAAACTTTATTTGCTAGATACGTTGCAAATGGAGAAGATGTTGTACAATCTTACTTAAAAGTGTTTAAAACAAATAATGAAAGTATAGCCAAGCAACAATCAACAGTATTGCTAAAGCAAGAAAGGATTATAAGTATGATAAGCAAAGAGAATGTAGAATCTTTAGACAAGATAGGAATAAATAGAGACTACCTATTTGAAAAAACTAAAGACGTAATAGAAAACCTAGAAGGTAAAGACTCTGATAAGCTACGTGCTATTGAATTGCTAATGAAAATAAAAGATATGTTTCCAAAAGAAGAAAAACGTGAAGCACTTACAGTATTTCAAGGTTTCTCACGTGAAGAGTTAAAAAAATTAAAGAAAGCAGACGAAATAAAACAAATAGCACACGCAGAAAACGTCTTGGAAGAAACCAATGAGTAGATTTAGATTTAGAAATAGGAATAAAAACAAAATAAAACCTATTGATTACGCATTTGGTACGTTAAAACACAACTATGAAGAGCTAACTAGTACAGAACCTTGGAAAAAGATAAAGTATTCAACATTATAAGCCCTCCATCGGAGCTATCCGAGAAAGAAGAGATACTTTCACGTTGTTATAGCGACCTTATTTACTTTGGACGTGCGTTTTTACCTAATGATTTTTTAAATAAGAGTCAATCGCCTTCATTCCACTATGAAGTAGCTAAGAAACTTATAACAACAAAGCCGGGCGCACGTGTTTGCAACATAATGCCTAGAGGTTTTGGTAAGTCTATACTTGCAAAAGCAGCTATACTACATAAAATATGCTTCTCTCCGTCAGAAGAACGTAATTTTATAGCTTGGGTAGCAGAAGAACAAGGTCAAGCAATAGACCACTTAAAGTATATACGTAATCATTTAGAGTCTAATAAGTCTATTCAGTACTACTTTGGCCAATTAGCTGGTGATTTAGCTGGTAAACGTTGGACAGAGAAAGATTTAGTAACGGCTAAGGGAGATAGGATAATTGCTAAGGGTACTAGTCAAAGGTTGCGTGGACGTACAGAAATAGATGTAAGGTATACTGGTATCATCTTAGATGACTTTGAATCAGAGCTAAACACTAAAACACCTGAAAGGCGCTCAGAAATAAAGAAATGGGTTGTATCTACTGTATATCCAGCGCTAGAAGAATCACCGGGTAGGGAAGGTTGGATATGGTTATCAGGTACAATCGTACACTTTGATAGCTTTTTGCAGATGACTATAGACGGATTTAATGAAGCACAGCAAAATAAAGAATCATACCCTTGGGATTTAAACTTTTACAGAGCTGTAGAAAACGAAAAGCCAATATGGGAAGAACAGTTTCCACTTAGTAAACTAGAACGTAAGAAAGCTGAATTTGCTGAAGCTGGTATGTTAAACAAGTTTGCACAAGAATATATGAATGACGCACGTGATGCTTCTTCTGCTTCGTTTAAAATAGATAGAATTAAATATCACAATGGTATATTTAAAAGCCAAGATAGATTTTGCTTTCTAGATTTAAAAGGCGAGTCTATACCAATAAACGTTTACATAGGAGTAGACATAGCTGCAACCGCAACTTCTACGTCTGACTATCAAGCAATAGTTGTTATAGGGGTTGATTCAGATAAGAATAGATACGTACTTGATTACTATAGAGAGCGTATACCTACATTCGATTTACCTGAAATAATTATACAATACGCAAATAAATATGCACCTGTTCGTAGAGTTACGATAGAAACAGTAGCTGCTCAGGAAATGGTACGTGATATGACAACAAGACTTGCGTCAACAGATAGAAGATTAATGCCGGGTATCTTTAAAGGCGTAAAGCCTCCGGGTGGAATAAAAAAACAAGATAGACTTGAAACTTCGTTAGGAGCTATAGTAAATTCTAAAAAATTATACATACGCAAATCTATGACAGACTTAGTTGATGAGATGTTTGAACATCCTGTTTCTAAGCACGATGACTTAATGGATGCGTTGTATTACGCTGATTACTTTGCAAGACCACCTGCTAGTAGCAGGTTTAAGAAAGGTGCTTCAGATACAATATCTAAAGTGAGGAAAAAATTGAAATCATATAACTGGCTTACAGGCGCAAGGGTTTAATGGAATACGACCCGAAAGCGTTATACAACGAAGAATTATTTAAAAGATGGCGAGATGCTAGAGACTCTTGGGACTCTCAAGCACGTAAAGATTTAGATTTTTATTTAGGTAACCACTTTAGTTCTGACGAATCTGACGAGTTACAGTCACGTAATCAAGCAGATATTCCTATGGATAGAATATCTCCTGCTGTAGAAAAGTTAAAATCTTTTATGACAGCAAGGCCGCCAGTGTTTACTGCTATGCCTCGTGAGGATAGTGACGTAAAGATGGCTAAAGTATGGCAAACAATGCTTGGTTCTATATGGGAAGGGTCAGATGGGGACTCTCAAGTAAAACAAGCAATACACGATTTTTCAACTGTTGGCATTGGGTACTTATACGTATATGTTGACAGTGAAGCAGATATGGGTAGGGGCGACGTAAGGTTTGCTCACATCAATCCTTTTAGGGTTTACGTTCCTCCTTCTTCAAGAGATAGATGGTTTGGTGATGCCGATGGCATTATTTTGTCTACTATCTTAACAGGTGAGCAACTTGTGAACCTCTACCCAGAACTTGGCTCAACGATAGATAAAGAAACAGGAGAAGAGCTAGATAGTATCTTAAATGATATATCTACGTATTCAGATGAAGACTTTCCTAATACTCAAAATAAACTATCAAGAGATGTATATACACCATCAGAAACTAAAGATTATGATTACTATAGAGAAAACAAGTATCAAGTTTTAGAAAGATTTTATAAAAAGAAAGTTACCTTTTATAGACTCATAGATAATCAAACAGGCGCAGAGTCTGTATTAAACGAAGAAGAGTTTTTAATAATATCAGATGAGCGAGCTACAGACTTCGAAAGAAATTTATTATCTTATGAAGCCTTTTTACAAACAAGAGTAGCTGTTATGGTAACTTGTGGAGAAATAGTATTAGATGAGTATACATTAAATTTAAAAGACTATCCTATTGTTGCCTTTCCTAATAACTGGACTGAAACGCCATATCCTAGGTCTGACGTATCTAGAGCGCTACCAATGCAAAGATTGTTAAATAAGTTATGGTCACTAGCATTATCACACGCACAGGCATCAGCAGGTTTAAAATTACTTGTACCTGTAGGTAGTGCAGTAAATGGACTAGACCAATTAGAACGTGATTGGGCAAATCCTAATGCTGTTATAGAAGTTGATAGCTCACAAGGAGAACCTCACTATCCGTCACCTACTCCTTTGTCTGGAGAGTTTTATAGATTAATACAACAATGTGAGTTTTATATAGATTTTATATTTGGTATACCAGAAATAATGCACGGTGTTGCAGATAAAGGGCCAGAAACATTTAAGGGTACGCAACAAATGGTTGCACTAGGTTCTGAACGTAGTAAGTCAAAGCTACGTGACGTAGAACATAGTATTATAAAATTAGGTCGTGTTGTTTACGCAATGTCTAAACAACAGTATACGTATAAGAAATATTTTAGAACAGCACAGCCAAACAATGATTTAACAGAAGTTACTGTTAATATGTATGATGACGTAACTCAAACTATCATAGATATACAAAAAGATAAAAACAATATTGAGCAACACGACATACGTATTGTTCCGGGTTCTACGTTACCTACTTCCAAATATGCAGAACTTAATGTATATTTAGAGGCATACCAAATGGGTATAGTTGATAAACTTGAGGTCTTAAAAAAGAATCCAGAAATATTTGATAAAGAAGGTATAATGAAAAGGTCAGGGGAAATAGAACAATTACAAGGATTAAATGCTCAATTACAAGAGCAATTAAAAGAATTGCAAGGAGACTTGCAAACCGCCCGAAGGGAGTCAGTTGCTGACAGAAAACGAGTTGAGGTTCAAAAGTTTAAATCTAAACTCGGTAATGTAGCATCAGACGCCAGAGCTGATAAGAGAATAAATGCCAACGAACTAACAACAAAAGTGAAGCTCGAATCGGAAAGATTACAAAATGCTATCGCACGCCAGCAAGATGCTATGCTCGGTAGTATGAGTAGTCCTGTTCCAGAAGATGACGAGACATTTTAAAAAAAGGAAAACAATATGGCTGAAGCTAATGCAGATGCTGTCGTAGAGCAGCAAATCGAACAAGAACAGGAAACATCCGCAAACATAGATGGACAGGAGTTTGTAGAAGAACAACAAGTTGAGTCTAATCCGCTAGAGGATGAGGTAAAGAAATGGCAGTCAATGTATGACAAATCAAGTGCAGATAATGCAAAGTTACAATCTTCCATTACAGAGTACCTCAGTATACAACAGGAAAATCAAAAACAAACACCCCAACCAGAGCAGGTGCAAATGTCCGAGGACGAGTTTAACCCTTGGGATGCATACTACAAACCAGATTCAGCGTCATATAAGATGCGTACAGAAAGAGAACAACAGCTAGTACACAGTGTAGTAGATAAAGAAATCGGACGTATGCAATCTGAAATGACAATGAATAACACACGGAACGAACTACGTAATAGTCACAATATGAATGACAATGACATTAATGAGTTTCTTGATTTTGTGTCACAACCAAAATCTAACGTACCAGTAGGTTCGTTAGTAAATCTTTGGCGTGAACAAACAGGAAAATCTATGTCAAGACAAACCGTACAAGTTCCACAAACGAAACAAGCGGCTCCACGTACAGCAGGAACTCAGAGTAATCAAGTTCCAGTACGTAAGTCGAACGAATCAAAAGCTTGGGACACTCTTTTGGGAGCGTCTAAAGCTGGAAGATTGCCTTAACATAAACATAGCATAGGAGAATATTATGGCTATATCATACAACTCAGGTGGTTTAAAAGCATCTGACATTACAGCCTCGACTACAGCTAGTGATTCTGGCACAGGGACAGCCCCTGACCGTAGGCGGATTTATAACTTTGGCGATAGAGTACACGAACTGACTCCAGAAGAGTCACCGTTCTTTGTATATCTTAGTCAAGTTAATAAAGTACCTACGGACGATTCAGTATTTCGTTACCTCGAAAATAGAAACCCAATTAACTGGACAAATAGAAGTTTTGCATTAGCAGCTACACCTAACGGTACTGATGCTGTTGTTGCTGGAACTTCCTATACTATGTCAGTTGATGATGCTGCAACAGCCCCAGCATCTATTGACTGGCTACAAAAAGGTATGGTATTTGCAGTTCAATCTGCAGATGAAGCTACAGGAATCGGACAAGTAATTGTTCGTGTAGCCTCTGCTGTTACAGACCAAGGAGCATCTAGTTCTTTTACAGGACAAGTTATTTCTATCTCTAACACAGGCCCTGCCGGTGCTGGTGTCTTAACAGACGAAGACCCTTGTCAGGTAATTGGTACTTCTTTTGAAGAAGGTTCTGGTGCGC